CACACAAAGGCCAATGGCGCATTTCTAGTAGCTAACGCTGCCTATACCAAAGCTAATACTATTGATTCAGTAGATGCAGATTTGCAGGCTGCTAAATCAAAATATGATAGAGCATATACTAAAGCAAACGACTCCTATGATTTGTCATCTTCCACATATGTTTTTGCTCAGGGCGTAGCAGTTAATGCCGAGGCAGCATTCACTAGAACAAACACAGTATATCAGTATTTAAACTCATCATTTAGTAAAATCAACTCGGCTTATACTGTTATTAATGCTGCCTACACTAGTGTTAATGCAGCATATCTGGTAGCTAATGCAGGATATACTACGGGTAATGGAGCTTTCAGAGTTGTCAATGCGGCTTTTGGTGTAGCAAACGCTGCCTTACCTAATGTTGACTCCGCAGTATTCAACGGTAGACTTTATACCGCAAATACTCTTTTTGGTGGCACACTACAACTATCAGCAAACGGTGTTTACGGAACATCTAATAACTGGTATGGTGTTTATGCCAGATCATCAAACAATCATTCTCTTAAAGCAGAAGCCACTGGCAATAATGATGCCATCTTCACGTTAGCACAAAGAGGTAACGGTGTATTCGGCACAGCAAATACTGGTAACGGTGTAGTAGGATTCTCGGAAGCTGGATACGGCGGTTACTTCTATTCTGCTAATGGTGTTCCACTCGGTTCTGGTTATCTTAAAACAGCGGACGATGGCACATTACAAATTGTTGATGCTGTCAAAGTAACATCAAACGGCATGTTACAGTTCGACTCAGGATTTGGTTATACCGCAAATGCTTATGGTGTTCGTGCATGGGTTAACTTTGACGGAACATCTTCTGTTTCATCTCTATCAGGACTTTCGTTTACTGCAAACGGCACAACTAAAGTTATTAGAGTGACAATTTCTGGTCAAGCAAATAATACACCACAGTATAATGATATTGTCGTGGATTCAACTGTCGTTCTATTAGGTACCGGTAATGGAACCAGAACAAAACATTCAGACGGATCAACATCAACATTTGCCGCATATCTAGCAATTGGTAATAGACAAAATACAGTTGGTCGTGCTTATAAAGTTACTGCTATCGGCAATGACTGGTTTGAAGCATACTATGATTCTCCAGGTTATGGTTATTGGTCATTATGGTTCTTTTGGTGGTGGTGGTGGTATTATATCTATGGCTGGTATGTACCAACCGGATATAGATTCCAAGGAACTTGTACCGTTGTAAGAAGCAAGATTAGAGGTTCTGGTGGTGTTTCATCTGTCAATGATCTAGGTAATGGTAAGTATCAGATTAACTTTGACTTTGAAATGCCAGATACAAACTATTGCGTAACAGGCACAGCATCATCAGGTGATTACTTTGACGACAACTGGAGAAGCAGTTCTTATCTAGGTGTAAGAACAATGCACACATCATTCGTTGAAGTTTCGTCCAATCATAGTTGGGGTGGTGGTGGATACTGGTGGTGGTTCTGGTGGATTCCAACATGGACTGGTCCAGGCACATATCCGTCAAAACAGATGCACGTTGCTATTATTAGATAAGGACTAGTTATGGAAGAAAAAGCAATTATATATCCGAGAGCAGATGGTGGAATCTGTATTCTTTGGCCAGCGCCACAATATCCTATCGATGAAATAGCGAAGAAGGATGTTCCTGTCGGATTACCATATAAGATAATCAACGCTTCTGATATTCCACAGGATCAGGCGTTTAGAGAAGCGTGGACAGGAGACTTTAGTTCTCCCGATGGGCATGGTCAAGGTTACTCAGAGTGGTTTATTGCAAACGCACCTCAACCACCAATTCCAGCAAATATACCAGATGAGGATAAGCCATGGCCAAAAGTGTAATTTCAGTTGACATGAACAAAGCAAAAGAAATGGTAAAAGATGGTCTAAGATCAGCTAGAGAACCATTGCTACAAGAGCTTGATGTTCAATTCATGAGAGCGGTAGAAACAGGTAACACTAAACTGCAATCAATCATATCTACTAAGAAACAGATACTTAGAGATGTGACTGATCTACCTGCTATAAACGAGGCAAACACAACTACTGAATTGAGAAATGCCTGGCCAGATATACTAAAACCACAGGATTAATTATGAGCGTTGAAAAAAACTTATCGGATGTATTGGGTATACCTCACGAACCCGTTGTGGTAAAAAAGGAGGTTGTTGAGTATCTTCCTCCTGAGTCTGATATTCCTGATGAGGATGAAGATTATCGTTTAGTTAGACATACACTACGCAATCTAATAAACAAAGGTAATGACGCATTAGATGACATCGTCCACATCGCTAAACAAAACGAAAGTGCAAGAGGTTTTGAAGTTGTTTCTACTCTCATCAAAACTATTGGCGAAACATCGAAAGACCTATACACCTTACAAAAACAAAAGAAAGACCTGAAAGAACCTAATCCAGATTCTGATCCGAGAAAGAAAAATGCGGAATCTATTAATGTGGAGCAAGCGGTATTTGTAGGTTCAGCAGCCGAACTGTTGTCCGCTATAAAGAAACAGAGAGAAGATGGCCAGAACACCGTTCACGTATCAGAACAATCCTAATCTACCGAATGAACAGTATAGACATTCTTTCACACAGCATGAGCTGGATGAATATCTAAAATGTGCTGACGATCCTGTTTATTTCTCTAAGAAGTATATTAAGATCATTAACGTTGATCGTGGTTTGATTCCATTTGAAATGTGGGACTTTCAGGAGCGTATGCTACAGACGTTCCACGATAATCGTTTCTCCATCTGTAAGCTACCACGTCAGGTTGGTAAGTCCACAACCAGTGTGGCATACATTCTTCATCAAATATTGTTTAATGAGAACTTTGTGGTTGCCATTCTTGCTAACCGTGCACCTACCGCTAGAGAACTTCTCCAGAAATTAAAACTAGCATTTGAGTATCTGCCTATGTTCCTCAAGCAAGGCATCAAGGAATGGAACAAAGGGTCAATCTATCTTGCTAATGGTTCGAGAGTTCTAGCAGACTCCACTTCAGGTAGTTCTGTCCGTGGTTTCTCGTTTAACTTAATCTTTTTGGACGAGTTTGCATTCGTACCCAATAACATCGCCGAAGAGTTTTTCAACTCAACATATCCTACTATTTCTTCTGGTAAAACATCTAAGGTTGTTATTGTTTCTACACCAAATGGCATGAACCTATTCTACAAGATGTGGACAAAAGCTGTTGATAAAACTAGCACCTATGTGCCTATTGAGATCCATTGGTCCATGGTACCTGGTAGAGATGATGAATGGGCAGCAGAAACTATTAGAAACACCAGCCAAAGGCAGTTCGACCAAGAGTTTGGATGCGAGTTCTTAGGTTCATCTAATACACTCATTAGTGGTGCAAAGTTAGCAGCATTACATTGGAAAGAGCCGATCTACAGAAACGAATGTATGGACGTATTTGAAGATCCTATTCCAAAACATACTTACGTTTTATGTGCCGATGTTGCTGAGGGTCAAGGACTAGACTACTCTACGTTTTCTATATTCGATGTAACGGAAATACCTTATAGACAAGTCGCTAAATATAGAAACAATGAAATCAGTCCTATGCTGTTACCGGCAGTTATATATTCGGCTGCTACGAGATATAACGAAGCCTTTGTTCTTATCGAAATCAATTCGATCGGTCTACAGGTTGCAGACATTTTACATTTCGAACTAAACTATGAAAATCTGCTAAAGTTTCAGATTAAGGGTAAACAAGGTATGCAGGCGTCTGGTGGCTTCGCTGCTGGTAAAAACAAGCTGGCATTCGGTTTGAGAATAACACCACAATCTAAGATGATTGGTTGTGCTAATCTTAAAACTTTGGTAGAGAGTGATAAACTTATACTAAACGACGAAGATACTATTACAGAACTATTTTCGTTTTCTGCCAATAAGAAATCATTTATGGCAGAAGAAGGAAGCAATGACGACCTGGCAATGACATTGGTTCATTTCGGTTGGCTAACAGCACAAAAGTTATTTAAAGAAACTGTATCAAATGATATTAGATATGTTCTCCAGAAAGAGCAAGCGTATCTAGATGATGTTACCAACGTTCCTTTTGGTTTCATCGATAACGGTTTAGATGATTATGCGGAGAAAGATGATAATGGTGATGTATGGTTGCGTGAAAGAGAAAGTTTGTATCCTTTTGATAGTATGAACTATGACTGGAATAGCAAACTATAATCTGAAAACACTTAAAACAATAAATAGGTTGAGATGGAATAAAAACCATTCTAACCTATAAAAGGAGTAAAAGATGGCATATTCACTTTCCCCAGGCGTGACTTGGTCTGAAATTGATCTTACGACCATTGTTCCTGCCGCATCTACTACAGAAGGGGCGTTTGCTGGAAACTTTGATTGGGGTCCTGTCAATCAGATAATGACCATTAGTAATGAAATTGAGCTAGTTCGTTGGTTCGGTAAGCCAAGTCAGAATAACTTTACATCATTCTTCACTGCCGCAAACTTCCTAGCATATGGCAACAATCTTAGACTTGTTCGTTCTGCTAATACTACTGTAGCTAAGAACGCTACAACTGGTCCAACAGTATTAACAATTAAGAATGAAGATGATTACGATAACAACTATTTCCTAAATGGATCAGCAAATACTGTAGCAAATACCATGGGTATGTTTGCTGCTAAGTATCCAGGAGAACTAGGTAATTCACTTAGAGTTTCTGTTTGGGCAGATCAGGATTCAGTTGCTTACGATTCTTGGCAATATAAGGGTAACTTCGAAGGCGTAACAGACACATCTGCATTCGTTGGTTCACAAGGTGGTGCCAATGACGAAATGCACATTATCGTTGTTGATCGTCTAGGCAAGTTCTCCGATGGTGTTGCTAACACAGTTCTAGAGAGATTTCCATTCGTTTCTAAGGCATCTGATGCAGTTAACGACGATGGTTCTTCAAACTTCTATGTGGACGTTATCAATCAGAGATCAAACTATCTATGGGCGCTAAATCACGCACAAGATGAAGTAACACAAGCAAGAGAGACATTCTCTTGGGGTCTTCCATCTGTAACACAGAATAACACAGGTCATTTTGTTGCTACAGCATATGGTCAGTCCAATTCTTCATATACTATGGATCTATTTGGCGGAGCAGTCGGTGCACCTACAACAGCACAGCTAAATCAGTCATTTGATCTATTCACTGATCCAGAGTTAGTTGATATTTCACTAGTTATGACAGGCGCACATCCACAAGTTGTTTCAGAACACGTTCTAGAAAACGTTGTTGGTGTTAGAAAAGACTGCGTTGCATTCATTTCACCTGATATTACTAACGTTGTCGATAATGCTGGTTCCGAAGTTTCTGACATTACACAAAAGATTGATCTTTATAACTCATCTTCTTATGGTGTATTTGACGGTAACTGGAAGAAGCAGTTCGATAAGTATAACAATACTTATCGTTGGGTACCACTAAATGCTGACATCGCCGGTCTATGTGCCCGCACAGACTTTGATCGTGATCCATGGTTCTCACCAGCAGGATTCAATCGTGGTCAGATTAAGAATGTTGTTAAACTTGCTTGGAGTCCAACCAAGGCACAGAGAGATGATCTTTATAAGGCTAACATCAATCCTGTTGTAACATTCAAGGGTGAAGGAACTGTTCTATATGGCGATAAGACCATGCAGCGCAAGCCTTCAGCATTTGATCGTATCAACGTTCGTCGTCTATTCATCGTGCTTGAAAAGACAATTACTAAGGCAGCCAAGTATTCTCTATTCGAATTTAACGACGAGTTCACTCGTTCTCAGTTCGTTGCTCTAGTAGAGCCATTCCTTAGAGACGTTAAGGGCCGCCGTGGTATCTATGACTTTAAGGTAGTTTGTGACACAACAAACAATACACCAGAAGTTATTGATCGTAACGAGTTTAGAGGAGATATTTACATCAAGCCTGCTCGCAGCATTAACTTTATTCACCTTAATTTCGTGGCTGTTCGCACCGGTGTTGCCTTCTCCGAAATTGTTGGCAAGTTCTAATAAATAAAGGAAAAGGAGTTTAACAAATGCCATTTGACGTAGACGTATTCAGAGCAAGTCTTGTTGATGATGGTGCAAGAGCCAGTCTCTTTGAAGTAATGATGACGCTGCCCCCAATTCTGGGGTCAGCACCTCTAAGTCCAGATATTATCTTCAAGGCTAGAGCAACATCGCTACCAGGAGATTCAATTTCTTCTATCAGTGTTCCTTACTTCGGTCGTGAAGTTAAGGTTGCTGGTACTAGAACATTTCCAGATTGGTCATTCACTGTTATCAATGATGAAAACTTTACCATTCGTAACAATCTAGAAATCTGGCTAAGTCAGATTAACTCACACGTTGGTAACCTTCGTAATCCTGCTGCTAGAGGCGGTGTCGCATATCAGTCACAGGCTATGGTAACACAGTATGCCAAGACTGGTGAAATCATCAAGCAGTATAAGATTTATGGAGCATTCCCTGTTGACGTTGCCGCAATCGACCTTGATTGGGCATCTGGTGATCAGATTGAAGAATATGGTGTTACATTCGCTTATCAGTGGTGGGAATCCCTATTCCCAGTTCCAACTACTGATGGTGTCTAATACTATATAATTTATAGCCTACGGGGACCGAATCCCCGTAGGTCTTCAAATAAAGGATATCCTAGTGAAATTATTTGGCTTTCAGATCGGCGCTGATAAGATCGATCCTCGTTTAGATGATCAACAAAGACAGAAAACGTTTACCCTGCCCGAAAACAATGATGGTGCGGTAACGGTTGCTGGCGCTGGTTATTATGGCACATATGTCGATCTTGATGGTACATTTCGTAATGAAACACAGCTTATCACAAAGTATAGAGAATTATCCATTCAGCCTGAAATGGAATCTGCTATTGATGAAATCGTAAATGAAGCCATCGTAGTGGAAGATTCAGGTACCTCTGTTGAAATTAACCTAGATGATGTAAAACTTACCCCACAACTAAAGAAGCGTATTGAGGATGAGTTCAATTACATCCTTAAGTTGATGAACTTTGGTAATATGGGACATGATGTGTTTCGCCGTTGGTATATTGATGGAAGACTTTTCTATCATGTAGTTATTGACGAAGCATTACCTGCTGCAGGTATTCAGGAAGTTAGATATATCGATCCACGCCGTATTCGTAAGATCCGTGAAATCCAAAAGATGCGTGATCCGAATACCGGTGTTGAACTAATCAAAAGACAGATTGAGTATTATCTTTACAATGAAAGAGGAATGATTGGCTCAGGTACAAATCTAGGTGCCAAGATTGCCGCTGATTCTGTCGTAAATGTCAATTCAGGTATCATGGATCCAAAGCAGACCATGGTACTTTCTTATCTACATAAAGCAATCAAACCATTCAACAATCTAAGAATGGTCGAAGATGCTACCGTTATCTATCGTCTATCCAGAGCGCCAGAGCGCCGTGTATTCTATATTGACGTTGGTAATATGCCAACAGTAAAAGCGGAACAGTATGTCCGTGATATCATGGTCAAGTATCGTAACAAACTAGTTTACGATTCGAATACTGGTGAAATCAAAGACGACCGCAAACATCTATCAATGCTAGAAGACTTCTGGCTACCACGCCGTGAAGGTTCTAAGGGAACAGAAATCTCTACACTAGAAGGCGCACGTAATCTTGGTGAAATGGAAGACGTTAAGTATTTCCAAACAAAACTATATAAGTCTCTTGGTGTTCCTGTATCACGTATGGAACAGAGTCCAGGCTTTACACTAGGTCGCACCACAGAGATTACAAGAGACGAACTAAAGTTTAATAAGTTCGTTACCAGACTTCGCAATAAGTTCTCCACACTATTCGATGAACTACTTCGTATCCAGTTGGTATTGAAAAAGGTTTGTACCGACGAAGAATGGAAAGAAATCAAAGAAGATATCTGGTATGACTATAAGAAAGACAATAACTTTGATGAACTAAAAGAAGCAGAACTTCTTAATCTTCGTCTAGATACACTAACCAAAGTTGATCCATTTGTTGGTAGATACTATTCTATCATGTGGGTTCGTAAGAACATTCTCCAGCAAACCGATGAAGACATTGAAGAAATCAATGCACAGATGGAACAAGAAGCACAAATTATGGCTGCTCAACAACAACAGGCTATGGTTGATCAGCAAGCACAAGCGCAACAGGATATGCAAAATCAGATTGCATTTGGCGCACAACAACAGATTGCTCAAGCACAAGTTGATCAGGAAGTTCAGAAGATTACTGGTCCAGATCAAGGACCAGATAAATCGGAACAGTCTGGAAGAGATCATGAGTCTAAAATGATGGATAAGAAGATCAAGTTGGCTCAGATTCAATCAAAGAAGTCTGCCGCTCCTGCTAAAAAGTCTGTTGTTAAAGAAGCAAGAGAGTTAGGTTTAGTTTATGTAGGTTCTAATAGATACGCCAACTCAGATGGTGAAGTGACACATCTTAATGAAAATGGCGAACTAGTTCCAGTCAACTAAATAATATAAAAGGATTTTCATTTGTCTCTCAAAAGCGTTAAAACACTATCAGCGACCGAACTAGCGAAGAAGTGGAAAATGTCTGTTACTGGCATAAACAAACTTATCAAGCAGGGTGCCGCAGTAGAGAAAGAGCATACAGGTAATCATAAAGATGCTCTAGAAATCGCCAGAGATCATATTTCAGAAAGACCAGACTATTATAAAAAACTGGCAAAGCTAGAAAAGACTAAGATTACTAAAGAAGGTCTGTCTACGGAACCTGAAAGAGATAGTGAGACTATTGGTGATTATACAGGTTCTTCTAGAAAAGTTATGAAGGTGGACGAAGTAAAGATTCCGCCTAAAGTTAAAAAAGCAGTTGCTACAGGAATGACATTAGCTAATCTAGGCACACTGGCACAAGTTGCTGGTGATGCTACCGAGGGGCGAAAAGGTGTCGATCCAAAGAGAGGATTAGTAGCAGCAACATCAACTTTACCTGGCGCTGTTGGTTGGGGTGCTACAGGTCTAAACTATACTATCAAAGGTTACGATAAGGCTAGAGAGCATCTAAGAACAAAGGTAAAGCAGATGAAGGAAGAACAGATTGATGAAATCTCCGCAGAACTAGTCGGCAAGGTTTCTAATGCTCGGTTCAAGCGTGGCGAAGCAGCCAGCAAAACACTAAGTCGTGCTATCAATAAGAAGTTTATTGAAAGTAGCAAGAAAAAAGATAAAGAAGAAATTAAAAAGGCAGTCAAAGAAGCTGTTATGGCAATGCCTCCACAAGTTCAGCCTCCGGCTATTCACGGATCGCAGCGAGCTGGTGTCCAAAGACAAGCATCTAGACCAACATCGATTTCTGGTAGAGCATCAGGAAGATTAGCCGGTCCTAGTGGTAATATGACTGCTAAGGTTCAAGTTCAAAGAGCCGCACCACCAAGAGCGCCAACATACTCAATGCCAGCTGGTCAACGTGGTTCTATGTCAGCATCGCCTACAAAAGTATCAACATCATTCTCACAGGGTGGTGGTAATGTGGGTCAGAAAATGGCCGCAGCAAAACAAACAAGTCCTGTTGTAAAAGGCATGACAACTGCTGGTAGAGACGCTGCCGCTCTAGTATCAAAAGCAGCACCTGCCGCCGGTCGTATCGCTGGAACAGCACTAAGAGTTGCAGGTGGTCCTGCAGCCACAGCCGCTGCCGCAGTTATGTCTCCAACACCAGCTGGCGAAAAAATGTCAGAGTTTCAGAGACAAGATATGATGAAGAAATATAATCCATTCAAGTCTCAAGGTCGTTCTATCGATGACTATGAAAAGCAGGTTCTTACACCATCTAAAGAAAAGACAAACACAACACCTGCACAGGGAAGCACAAAGAATGTTGAGCCTGTAAAGGGAGCATCTATTAATCCTGATCGTGCTCCTAAGGTTGACGCACCAACTCCACCAAGTCGTCCAGATTATTTTACAAGAGGACAAGCGTTCCAGGCAGCCCGTTCTGAAACAGGCGGAGCTGGTGGTAAGTTCTCTTATGGTGGTAGCGAGTATCAAACAAATGTTAAGGGTGAGCCTTATGCAGCTAAACCAAAACAAACAAGCGTCACAGACGTAAAAGAGGAAACTAAAATGGATACCAAAGAACTTATCAATGAAGCACTTGATGACATTCTAGACAACAATCTAGTAAACATGAAAGAGAATCTTCTTGCGGCTCTTCAGGAAAAGGCAATGGAACGCCTTGAAGAGAAGAAGAAAGAAATTGCTGCCAACTATTTTGCTCAGTAAGGATTAGATTATGAAGACACTCAAGCAACTAAGAGAAGAATATGATTCAAACTATTTGCCTCAGGAACTTCCTGAGGAGTTAGTGCTTGAGGCAACGTTGAAGTCTAAACCAAGTGAATTTAAAGGCAAGCCATTATCAGGTGTTCCTTCACCTATGGTTATGCCAAGTCTATTAATGTTTAGACGCATTACATATAGAAAATATCCTGATGATCAAACGGTGGCACTATACTACTCAAAGACAGTTGACAAGTATCTTTCAATACCTTTTGGTCCTACAGGCAATCTAAATCTTAGTGAATCCACAATGTATGATTCATATGAAGATTTTGAACTATATGAAGGCGCTAAGTGGGAAGCAGTTAAGGGCGGTCTAAAAGGTGCTGTTCAAGGTGCAGCAAAAGGTCTGTTTAAAGGTAATGCTATTGCTGCTGAGCCTGGCATGGCAATTGGTGCAGTTGCCGGTGGTGTTCATGGTGCATATAAAGGTGCCAAGAATGCTTATCAGAAAGCTAAAGCAAAAGAAAACTTGGAAGAAACAGAAGCATGGCAGCGCAAAGAAGGACAAAATCCTGAAGGCGGTCTGAATAGAAAAGGTATTGCTTCATATCGTAAAGCTAATCCCGGTTCTAAACTATCTATGGCAGTTACAACTAAGCCATCAAAACTAAAGAAGGGTAGTAAAGCAGCTAATCGTCGTAAGTCATTCTGTGCCCGTATGGGTGGTATGAAAAAGAGATTAACATCTGCCAAGACTGCCAATGATCCAGATTCAAGAATCAATAAAGCACTACGCAAATGGAACTGTGAAGAAGATTTCAAAATGAAACTATATGAAATGCGTATGCAACAAAATGAAGGCGTTGCCGATGTTTTGGATGCTGGCGCAGAAGCTATTGTTCCTTATTATAGCGCAGGTAAAAAGTTATATAAAGGCGATTACAAGGGCGCAGCAACAGATGCTGCTGTTGATACAGCATTGTTAGCTACTGGTGCAGTTGCTGGTAAAGCACTTGCGGGCGGAGCTAAACTAGCGGGAAAAGGATTAGGTAAACTAGCTGGCAAGTTAAGTGGTAAAAAAGCAAAGCCATCCAAAGTGCCACCATCTAAAACACCCAAAGCACCAAAAAGAGGTTTGCCAGATTTGCCTGATCTATCTCCAAAAACAGATAGTTCAAGCCAAGATTCGGATGCAGTTAAGAAGTTAGGTGGCAGTGAGTTAAGAAAGGCACATGTTAAGTCTTATACACCTTCTATGCACGGAGGCGATTCGGCTATTGATGCTTCAAGAAAAAATACACTTATGAGAAAAGAATATGACTCATCCACTAAAAAGCAAGTAGCAGAAAACAAAATGTCAGACCTACGTGATATGATTGTTGAAGGTATCGATTCAAAAGAACTTTCTATCAATGGAAGAACTGTTACACTAAATAGTAGTATGGCTAAAAGAATACTTGAAGTTTATGACTCGGTCAATAGCAAAAACAAGAAGATTGTTGAGAATATGCTAAACGAAGACCTTGAGTCCTTCAAAAGACTATTAACATTTTCAATTAGGAACTAACGATGGCAAATAT